AATCGGGGAGGTGTCAAGGATTCCTTGACACCTCCCCATCGTAAGGAGCCCCAATGAAAATCCAAATGATTCACGGTATTGTCTTTCGTGTCGGCAAAGTTAACACGCCATACGCACCGGGTGAAATCGTCGAAGTGACCGAAGCCGAAGCAAAGCAACTCATTGCCGAAGGTTCCGCGGTCGCACTGGACGAAGAGCCGACCGAAGCGAAGCCGAAGAAGACAACGAAGGTACTCTGATGGCCTACACGACGACCGCGGACCTCAAAGCGTACATGAACATCACGGCGTCTTCGGATGATACGCAGCTGGGCAATGCGGTCACCCGTGCGCAGGCCTTGGTGGACTCATTCACACACCGCACGTTCGAAGCGGCAGCCGATACGACGCGCACCTACACTCCGCTTCTGTTTAACGACGGCGGCGATCTGATGGACTACGACACGCTCTATCTCAGCGCAGACCTATTCAGTCTGACGAGCATCACCAACGGCGACGGCAACTCGGTCACGCTGAGCAATGTTGTATTGTTACCATCCAACGTCAGGCCTGCGTACGGTATCAAAATCAAGCGCGGTATTAACTTGGAATGGAATTACTTGGTTTCGCCTGAGAACGCCATCAGCGTGGTCGGACGATTCGCATACACAACGACGGCACCGGCGGACATCGTCGCGGCTACTCTACGAATTGCGGCGTACTTGTATCGCCAGCGCGAAGGCACACCAGACAGCGACAGAGCCATTCTCAGCGCTGATGGCATGGTATTAGCATCACCGCAGATACCCAAGGACATCATCACCCTACTGCGTCCGTATGTGAGGCGGTCTATATGAGTTCACAACTGGTCGCAATCGTCGACGCAATCGCAGCGATGAGCGTCACCGGTGTGACAACGGTCTACTCCGGGACCACGTTGAAGAACGCGGTCGAGATCGCGGACGTGCCGGCGCGGATTGTCTCTGCAATTGGTATGCAATCCGCACGCACACGGACCACGACGCTTGGCGGAAGCGGGCACGTTATGATGACCGAATGGACCATCACTGACGTCGCATTGCTACGACCGGCGGGAATGGGCATCGGACTCAAAGACGTCGTTGATACGATGGAATCGTATATGGCGGCGTATCACGATGCGGTTCGCACCTTGGTGGCTCCGTCTTGGCAACTCATCGACGTGCGGTGTCGTGCGCAAATCTTGGAATGGCCACAAGCCTCGGGGCGAAGCTACGACACGGTCGTGGTAACGCTGGTAATATCTGAAATTGTCCAATAGGAGAACACACCATGGCACAAACAACCGCAGCAATCAACGGAGTCGTATCAACGGTATCTATCAAAATCGCATCGGGTAGCTACGTTGATATCAGCGGAGCAACGCAGAGCGTCGACGCAGCAACCGCAACCATTGCAAACAGTGACAACTACACGCTCGACGGTAGTGCGGCGTTCATTCTTCTTGGCAAGGTGGAACCGGTCGATGTGACCGTCAACATTCTCTACACCGAAGTGTTGACGACTGAACCGTTCATGTTGGTCAGCGCAGCATTCGCAGCAAAGAGCGCAGTACAAATCAAGTGGTTGCCAAAGGGTACGGGCGCAACCAACAACACCATCGAGACCAACGCAACCGGCTACATTACATCGATGGACTACCCGGCAATCGACTCGACGAGCGCTGACGCAATCATGACCTCATTCACGGTACGGTGTCCCGGAATCACATACACCGACGTCGTATAGTAGGGCGTGCGGTCATGGTGGGGCGTGACCGCGTGCCAACCTAAGCCCCACACCATTTTTATAGGAGCATCCCCAACATGCAATACACAATCGATGACAACAAGTTGACCATCGGCGACCTCATTAAACTGCAGACCGCGAACAACGACATCGCGACGATGGTCTCGATTTTGCGCAAGTGTGTCGAGGTCGAACACGGCGAATTCGAGGACGTGCCGGCTAAACACTTTCCCGTCATCGTCAAGACGATTATGGCGTCACTCAATCCACCAATGGGAAACTAAAAAAGGCGCTGACCGCACACCTATGGGTGGGCGAGGTAGCGCCTATGGAATACGTTCGGCTGGTCATGTGTCGCGACGTGTATCACTGCACCCCGACCGAACTCGAGGCGGTATCGTGGAAGACCATCCAGGAGGACTTGTTCATGATAGGCATCGAGCGGTCCGTACAAGCGCGTCGGAGTAAAAAGTAGATGGCAGAAGAAACGGTATTAATTCGGTTCAAATCGGACGACGAGGTCAGTAAAACAACCAAGACCGTCAACGACGGGCTCGACGATATCGGCAAATCAGCCGGGCGCGCGGGCTCGTCGTTCACCGGTATGGGCTCGGTGATGACTGGCGTCCTGCAGGGAGTCGGGCAAGCGCTGGGCGGGTTCGCCCTCCAGCTCGGTGGCAAGGCAATCAGCGCGGTCACAGACTTCATCGGCGGGGCAATCAGCGAGGCAGCCGAGTTCGAGTCTGTATTCGCACAGACGGAAGCGGTGATTAAGTCGACCGGGAGTGCCGCTGGTCTTACGGCCAAAGAAATGGCAACCATGGCGTCGTCGATGTCTGCAGGGGAGGGCGCTAGCTTATTCTCAGACGACGCGATCCTGAGCGCGCAAAACATCCTCGCCACGTTTACCAACATCAAGGGCGAGAACTTCGGCGGTGCGACTCAGTCCATCGTCGATATGAGCCAAGCGCTGGGGATTGACCTTGACTCCGCGGCAATGCAAGTCGGTAAAGCACTGAATGACCCTATCGCAGGTATCGCGGCACTGTCTCGATCCGGTGTGCAGTTCACCGCTCAACAAGAGGCGATGATCAAGGCAATGGTAGAGACGGGCAACGTCGCCGGGGCTCAAGAGCTGATGATGGCGGAACTGAATACCCAGTTCGGTGGCTCGGCGGCGGCCGCGGTTGACACCTATGCGGGCCAGCAGGTCATACTCCAAGAAAAGATGGCGGGCATACAGCAAACCCTCGGGGAGGCGCTGATGCCGCTCCTCATGCAGTTCGGGTTGTTTATGGCTGACACAGTCGTCCCGATCATCGCCGACGTCGTCGGCGGGTTCGCTGACTGGATGAACAGCATGAACGAAACCGGTGCAGCCTCGGGCATCTTCGACACCATCCGCGGAGCAATCGCAGCGGTCCCGGGTGTCTTGGCGCAGATGAGCGCAGGGCTCGCGACGGTGCAAGTATTTCTACAACCGCTCACCGATGCATTTATGAATTGGGTCGGCGTCGTCGTCCCTGCGATTACATCTGCAGGTGGAGCAATTGCGGAATACTTAGGGTCACCAACGATGCAAGGGTATATATCGACGTTGACCACGATGCTTGGCGCAATGGCAACGTTGATACGCGACGTGTTAGTACTGGCGTTCAATGCGTCCGCAGTGGCTTGGCAATATCTTAGCGACGCGTTCACCATTGCATGGCCGTACATCAAGACGGTATTGGATACGTTCTATTCACTGGTAAGCATTGGCATGGCGACGGTCACCGGTATCTTGACCGCATTGTCGCAACTGACAAAGGGTGACTTTGCCGGCGCTTTTGTGACCATGAAGACAACGATCGGGACCGCATTGACCGACCTGTGGAAATTTTTCACCAAGCTAAAAACGGACCTGACTACATTTTTTGACGAGGTCAAACCCGAGGTCATTAAACTCGGGACGGCAATGGTGCAGGGCATCGCCGACGGTATCAAAAACGGTGCCGGATGGATTAAAGATGCGCTCTTGGCGGCCGCTCGCGACGCGTGGTCTGCGGTCACGTCGTTTTTTAGCGGTCAAGGTTCGGGCAGTGGTGGCGACGGCGGCGAAGGCGACACGAGCGGACCCGTCGGTCGGCGTGGTGCGCTTGGTGGTACCGCGAACACCAACGGCGTCGTGTACAATCTGAACCTCCACGCATCCTACGCAGGCGGTCAATCTGAATCGTCCTTGATCAGCGACGCACGCTCTTGGATGATGGCATTGGGGGCTGAGTAATGATTATTCAAATGACACGCGGTTCTTACACGTGGCAATTCAACGTAGAGAACGGCGGCTACTCGGGAGCGACGGTGTACGTGACCGGCGCCATCAACTGGGGTGAACCTCCGATTACACGCATCACGCAACGCGGACCATTCCAGAACGGTGACACCGACATCGACTACAGACTGAATCCGCGGGTCATCAATTTGCCCATAGTCGTGCCGGCGAGTGGCTACGATGAGATGATGAACAACCGCGAAAAGTTGATGCAGATGTTCAAGCCGGGGAACGATACCATCATTCTCGAACACGTGCTGAACGAAACATCAATACCAGCTTTTCAGACTCGGCGCAGTATCGAACTCAAGATTGCCGGCGGGCTTCAAATGGACACGCTCCCGGGCGAGTTCAACATACGCACGGTCGTACAACTGCGCGCAGCGGACCCGACGTGGTACGACTCGAATCAGAAATCACTGCAGCTCACCAACACTATCTTCGGTACACCCACGCCATATCCAAAGCCGTACCCAGTGCCGTATGGTTCCGCATCGATTGACAACTTCCAAACCGTCGCGTACTACGGAACAGTCGTGACGCGTCCAATCATTCAGGTGTACGGGCCAGTGACCAACCTGTTCGTCGTCGACGGGCTTGGTCATCAAATCAACTTGACGCAATCGGTGCCAAGCTCTGATATTTGGACTATTGACCTCCGCGACGGATACAAAACCATCGTCGACCAAAACGGAGTCAACAAGTTTTCAGCGCTCAGTATCGATAGCGATATCGTGAACTGGGGAATCTTCCCGGAGCCCATCATTCCATACGGCGCCAACACCATCAGCGTCAGCGGTACGGGCACATCGGGAATCACTGCGGTCTACGCGCTATACTACGACCGATACGCGGGTATTTAAGGAGAACACACAATGGCAGAGCAATCTATTGGAATGGCAACGGGCACCGGCGCGGCGTACGGAGATGGGAACGTTGGCTCAGGCTACGCTACGTCACGTATGACCGCAATGGAAACCAAGACACTGAGCGACGGTGTACTGCAGGTCGGCTCTTTGTTGGCTTTAAGTGGCACCGGCTCCGGAACGTTGGCCATCGCATCAGGCGCTGCGGTTGTCGGCGGTTATTTCTATGAGAACACGTCTTCGGCTTCCATCGTCATCTCATCACTGGCCAACGCGACGTACAACGTGGCAATCTTTGTAAACGCGACGGCGGGATCGTTGACCGTTTCGCGCAGTGTTGCAGGCACAACCGTGGGCACGTACTCCGTGCGTCTCGTTGTTGCCACATCGGCACAGTTAAGCGGGCAAACCTATCTACAACTTGGCACCATCACCGTGAGCGGTGCGGTTATTGCGGCAATCACGCCAGACTACACGATGTACGGCACGACAACACAATTACCATACCAATCCTACGCATATTTGAGTGGCGGCACCGCAACCCTCACCAACGTAAATACTTCATACGATATCACTGCATATTCATCGAGCAGCGTGTCTGCTGATTCGATTTTCTCAGTAAACACAACGACCGGCATTGTTACGGTCCGACGTGCGGGTCTGTATGCAATTGCAGCCAATATCACCTACGGCACCGCATCGACCGGAACACGTACGGCACAACTCAAGGTCAACAGTACCACCGTGCAACGCCATATGATGACGCCGGGTGCCGCTACCTCATACTTGGGTACGACTTGGATGCAAGTCCTCGCCGCTGGTGACACGGTCAACATGGCATCAAACACCATCACGACCGCGGCGCAATCGGTGACGGATTGTCTATTCACCATTGCACGAGCGTAACCATGGCGCCGCAAGTAACTTTCACACTGTACGAAGACGATGGTACGCCGGCGGGCATCATCAACCCGCTGAGCTACTCCGTGGCGCATCAGGTGAACTCACCGAGCGTCCTCGTGTTGACCCTCGATCTTCGTACTGCACTGGCCGCCGAAATCGATATCGAGTACATCGTCCGCATGGTTCGCAGTGACCCAGAAGCGGGGATGAACGCATACGAAGAGTTCATCGGAGCGGTACGGAAGACCCGACGGTCGTATGGCGTCAATCCAATGATGGAAATCATCGTCGTCGACGCCATGCGTATCCTCCAGGACCGTATCGTCGCGTGGTATCCCAACCTTCGCGGCGTGTCGTGTTTTATGCCGTCGTTCTACCCGACAGCCTCGTCTATTATTCAAAATTTGTGGAACTACAACGTCGGGAGCAATGCCAACGGGGCCCCTCCATTTTTGACTGCAGACCTCAGTCGTCGATACGCAGCCAACCTGTCCCGATGGACCGACGGACGATTAACTGGCGCGGTCAGTGCGACAAACTCGGGACTAGGGACCGGGTTCGCGCTGGCGTGTTCGGGCGAGAACGTACTCATTACTATGCAAAAGGTCGCGGACGTGGCATCGATTGACTTTGAGGTACGGTTCGATATCGTCGCAATGTCTTACACGCTATTCTACGCAGCCACCCTCGGGGCAGATCGCACCTCGACGATCCGGATGACCCAAGCGAACAACACCATCGGGATGTTCGAGTACACCACGGACGCCACGACCGCACCGACCTGGGTGATCGCCACGGGCAAGGGCAAAGACAAAGGCATGCTCCGCGGATCGTATCCATCGCCAGCGCCAACGGGCACGGGTCTTCGGGAAGTGCTGATTAAGGGCGGCGACAGCGAAACCATCGCCCACCTAACCGCACTGGCGACGCGTCGATGGCGACAGGAACAACGCAAGCAAAAGGCGTACAATATCGAAGTACTGCAGTCCGGAATGTGGCAATATGGCCGCGACTATTTTTTGGGGGACCTGGTGACCGTCTCGCCCGATTCGGTCAATTCATTCACCCGCAAGGTGTTCGGCGTTAACCTAAGCGGTGACTCGTCGGGCGTACAGGAGGTACAGATTGACCTCGCAAACCCCTAATAAAGCCGCAATGGTGAACGGGCGATTGGTGCAGTTGGAGCGGGGCGATAATGCTATTTTTATTAGCCTCACTCGCACATCGACCCTTAGTATCACGACCGCTGGCGTGATCGTGACGTGGCAATCCCTCATCGACGCGGGCTGTGCGGCGTCGTGGAGCGGGTCGAACATTACGGTCCCGGTGTCGGGATATTATTCACTCACACTAACGGGCTCGCTATCAACCAAGGACAACATTTACGGCGACGTAATTCTTAACGGTGTTGAGGTATGCAGCATGGGTTCGCATGACGGCAGGGATACCAAGTTCCGACTGACCGCCACTCGATTCTATAAAGCCGATGACGTCGTACAAATCAAACTTACCACAAAGACCGGAACGCACACCCTCCAGGTCATAACAGAAGATAGCGCAGGGGAGTCACCTATATGTCACATGGTCCTCATTTAATCTATCAAATATACGACCCGCTGACGATCACGTACGAGTATTACGATGCATACGGGGAATTGTACGCAGTCATTCCGCCTGGCGCCATCGTGTCGGAACATCCGTTCACCCTGAACGAGGCGATGACCGCACTACGAAAGGAACGAACCCGACGCCTCGAGGCGTGCGACTACACACAGCTCCCAGACGTCAACATCGATCCCGTCATCGCGGAGGCGTGGCGAGTCTATCGCCAACAACTGCGGGACATCACCGACGGGCTCGTGTGGAACGTCACCACGTGGCCAGCGCAGCCGGTATAATACGAATACCGCGGTGTCCTATTCTTGGCAGAACTGCATCGCGGTGATATAATCAAGACATCCGACACGGTCGCCTTTCCCGTATCGGTCACCTAACTCCGCATTAACGCCACCCTATATGGGGTGGCGTTGGTGTATAATTCAACCATACCGGGATGTCCGGTTATATGTTCATACGATTACACAAAACCCCCACGCCAGTCCGCGTGAGGGCTTTGTGTTTGCTTTTTACGTTCATCTGCAGACGTCGCGCGAAATCCGCGATGGAACCGTCGGTCGTCACCGAGCAAGGCGGTCAGTGCGGACAATATACATTTAGTGACCGTCTGTATCCGTGGGTATTGTACCACTTATGCAGACGGTCGAAAATTGGTCGACAAATATCTAATTTACTAGTTGACACGCTATACAGTATAGTCTATACTACGGACGGATTAGGTATTGTGTATCAAGGAGAAAAACCATGGCATCTGCAGGATTCAACATCGCCGACTATGTAACCGTAGCGGATCGCGTCGCGATGGCGCACGCCGAGGGCTGGATTCAGTCCGTCCTCACCGAGGCACCGGTCATGATGACCGCGACGATGGGGTACATCCGTGCGACCGTCACGTTCGCCGACGGAACCCGTGCCGACGGTATCGGGTCGTTCCGTCTGGACGACACCGCACGCAACGCACAGAAGACCAACCCACTCGAAGATGCAGAGACGTCCGCAGTCGGTCGTGCGCTGGCGTTCCTCGGGATGGACACCAAGCGCCAGAAGGTCGACGTCAAACCACCAGCCCGGCGATCCATCGCCAGCGCTGAAGAGGTCAACATCGCCAGGGGTCGGGGCGACCTGCAGAACGTGCTGTCGATGGAGAAAACCATCAAGGCGGTTCGCGACCTGCACGCCCAAGTCGTCGCCGCTGGCATCACGGTCGAGCACGAGCTGGCGGGATTGGCAATCGACCAACTGGCATACGACGAACTCATCACCTACGGCAAGCATCTGCGGACCCTGGTACCACGCTAATCAATCGACAGGCGCCCGGCATGGGGTCGGGCGCCAGACAGGAGGACACCATGCACATCACCGAGCCACGGTTCCGATTAACGCAGCGCCTGACCGTCGCCATTCGTGCGGTCAGTGACGAGCGGGTACTACGTACCGAGACAATGATCGCAGCGCCCACACGCCCGCTGGCGCATCGTGTGATCGGTATGCTGGACTATGCTGACATCGAATACGGAACCCGCACATACGCCGACATCCGAAACGAACAAGGTCAGGACGTCCGACCAATTGAGGCGGCCTGGTACCTGGTGACGCGACAGTGTCGCACACAGGGCAACAAGTCATGAGAAAGGCTGAACACATGGGAAATATCACCGATTGGGAGTGGATGCGGTCCCCAGACACGTCGATGGAATACACCCTAATTATGGGAACGACGGAACGGATCGCCAGCACCAAGACGAATGGGTACGACGCCAGACTCGAGACTGTGGTGCAAATTCCGCAGATGATGCAGTCGCGGGTCGACTTTGTCATCATCAAACTGGCGTGCGGGTGCGAATGGAAATCTACGAGCCAGACCCAAGGCGTCAATCGCATCTGTGATGAGCACTATATCCACGACATCGTCGACGATACGGAGGCGCAAATGGATGCGGAGGCAGACGACAGTGCCGACAATTGACACCGACCTCCGCCAGGTCACTGACGAGCTGGCGGGACTGATTAAACGGTCGGCGAGTGCATACCCAACACCACAGCAGCGAATCCGCATAAAACACCTGACCGCACGTCGCACACTACTGGCCCGAGTGATAGTACAACGCAACATAGAACGGAATGAGGCAACACAATGAGCGACCAAACAGTGAACGACCAGATCGCGGCACTATTCAGCGACTACCGCGAACTCCAAAACGAAATTTTCGCCCTCGAGGCAATGGCAGACGAAAAGAAGGCGGCACTCAAGCAGGCAGCCGTCGCCTTGGGCGGGAAGGTCGGTATCAAGGGGTACGGCACCGCCAGCGTCATTCCCGCGAGCACGTCGCACACGTACGACACCAAGCGCATCGACGACCTGATGGCGCGGGCAACCCTCGACGGCGATATGCACACCGCGACCGCAATCGCCCAGGCGCGAAAAGAAACGACCCGGTCGGAATCGTTCCGCGTGGTGTTGGAAAAATGACCATTAACTGGCGAGAGGAGGGCGGCGCGCTTCACGCGCGCCACGTCCTCGATAATCGGACCATGTACATCGCCATGGTCATGCAGGCACACCAGGGCGAGTGGTACGCCGTCGTCATCCTGGCGCAAACCGGCAAGCGGTCAAAATACCGCGGGGAGTCCCGGAGTCAGTGCGTCGAATGGGTGACCGCATACATCGAAGAGCAGTACAACATACAGGAAAGTGGGAAATAATGGCAACCATCGCAGTCCTCATTGGCGGCATCATCGCGGCCGCGGTCGTCCTCGTCGTCAGCGCATTTATTACTAATTGCTGGAGGTAGTCGTGAAAATCACCGTTAAATACGCATCAGTCCGACGCGACCCGAATCTCGAGTGCGCGATCGTCACGTTCACCAATCCATACATCAAGCGGTACAGGGTGACGACTGCATACCTGGAACAATTCGACCACTACGACACCACGGTCGAGCTGGAAATTGGTGACGACTGGGTGCCGTTCAAAACGTGGACCCGCATTACTCGCAACGAGGACGGCGGCCAGGGGATGGCGCAATTCGAGCACCACGCCGCGATCGGTCGGGTCGTTGCGGCACTGTGGCAATTCGAAAAAATCGTAGGGGAGTAATATGCCATCGATGACCTATGAACGCGCGGTGTACCATGCACAACGGCTTGGTGCGGAATTCCAACAGGACATGTGGAACAAGCGCGTCTCGTGCCGCGAGCTGGCAGCACGCTACGACCTCGACCACACGACCGCGTGGGACATTCGCAGGGTGTTGGTACCACTCCCGCATCGGAACGCGCGTATCGTCGTAACGGACGACCTGACGGCTATTTTTGCGACATCCCAATCGACCGCCAGCATCGCCCGCGAATTACGGATTTGCTACGCCACGGCCCTGAGGCTTCGACGTCAGATCATCGGCGAGGTACGAATGCGTACAGTCCGATACGATAACCGCAAACGGACGCAACCGGCCCGCGCGGTCAACCCCGCACTCCCGACCGACCCCGCGTGGTACGCATCTCGGACCGTCGCACAGGCGGCCCGCGAGATAGGGCTCCCGTACTGGACCGTGTCGCACCACGTCAAACGATTCGGCATCGAACATCGGAGGTATCGATGAACATCCAAACCGCACAAGGCTACGTCGACCGGTTCGGGCCCAAGTTCCACGCCATGGTCACCGACCCAAAAGTGAGCCTCCTGGCGCTTCAGGAAAAATACGGGGTCAGTCGATCCACGCTGGTGTACGTTCGTCATTCATTGAACGGAACGACACCAAAGAAATTTTTGCGCAATCTGGTAATTACGCCCGAGATGATCGCAATGTTCAAATCCGAATTGTATAATCGTGAAATAGCGGAGCGCCTGGGGATGACCGTCAATCAGGTGAACAATCACCGACGCAAATACCGACCAAATACCAAAATCAAATCTCTGCGATTCGACGGTCCGACCGTGGCATTATTGAAATCTGACCTCCCCGTCAAAGACATCGCCCGGGCACTGAAGGTCGGAGCGCCAGCGGTGTACAAAAACCGCAACGACCTAATGCACCGCAAAACATCGACATACAATCGTCGACCCCTGACCGCTGACCTCGTGGCTCGTGTCTATGCGTGCCCCGATCCCCAGACCGCAGCCCGAGAGACAGGCGTCAATATTTTTACGACCCGGGGTCTTTTTGTGCGACGTCAAATCATGGCAGGCGACGAAAAGGCAGTCACCCGCAGAAGCAAACTTGCGGACCGGTTCCCGACCGACCCGACCTGGTGGGCAGCGCGCACCCAAAAGCAAATAATCAAACAGCTGGGGGTCAGCCCTGGCGCGGTCTGGTACCATGCGGTGACCCGCGGGTACACGTACAAAGGAATGCAAAAAATTGAAGCGTAGCAAAACAGAGCCCAGGCTCCCGTTCACCGAAGAGTACTACAGCGCACGAACAGACAACGGCGAGTGGTACACACCCGCACCGATCATCGAGCGCGTCAAGACTGCACTGGGGGGGGCGATTGACCTCGACCCGTTCTCATGTGCAGAAGCGCAGCGGATCGTCCAGGCGAGTCACCACTTCACACGCGAGACGGACGGCATCCGCAGCGAATGGCCAGTCGGGCGCACGCTGTTTGCAAATCCCCCATACGCTCGGGTCGTGATGGGCGAATGTGTGCACCGCGTGGTCGTCGAGTACGGGCACACGTGGCACCACGGCATCATCCTGGTCAACAACGCCACCGACGCGGGGTGGTTCCATGAGCTCCTCGGCATCGCTGACGCTATGTGCATATTCGCGCGTCGAATCCAATTCACACAGCCCCAGGGAATGACGGTCGACCGCAACACACGCGGACAGGTGGCAATATACGTCGGTTACAGCGAGCGGCACAGATTCCGCGAGGCGTTCGAAGATATAGGCAAGATTTGCGAGTTTTAAAACTCGTCGCAAATTGCTTAAAATATCGCTTGACACGCTATACTACAATTGCTATACTACAGTCAGTTAGGAAGCAATCAACGAAAGGCCCCCACAATGAACAAGCACATCACATCAATCATGAGCCGCTACGAAGAAATGTCCGAGATGGAAATCGCTCAGGCATACAACGCCACTCGCCAAGACCTCAACAACCTTCGCGGCCTGCTCCGCACCACCGACGAAGCATCCGAGCAGTTCGCACTCATCAAGGCCACCATGAAGGCCAACATCAAGCTGATGGACGTCCTTTTCGCTCAGGCCATCACCCTACGCTCCGCTGCCAACGCAGCCGGCCGCTAGTCATCACGGGACAATCGCACCGGCATCGATGACCGGTGCGGTTCATCTACGAAAGGGATTCGACATGTTCTACACGACAGAAAAACACAGCGTAGTGATCGCACGTATGAGCATCGCCGTAATGACGATGAGCGACGCCCACGTCCGCGATGGCTATAAACTGTGGCTCAAACGGACCGGCGAGGGCTGGTGTGCGCTGACTATGGCATTAGTGGCAATCTATGAGAACGAATATCTCGCCCGCGGCCTGAAAAATGCGACATCATTGACGACAGACTGTTCGACCTGTGGTGCATCGATTGGCCAGTGCGACGGGTACTGTACGGCACTACCCAACGAACTCGACGACGAATCAGAAAACAACTAGAAACGGAGTATTCAACGATGAAGCACATCACCCCAGAACAGGCAGCCGAAATGACCCGCACCGTCGTCACCCGTAGCGATTCATACATCGCATTCGCCCGCGAAGTCGCGCTGGCGACCCGCGACGAGCTGGCATACCGCGTCTACGACGACGAGATGACCCGTCGTATGTTCGCAAACCTTCGCCCGCTCGACGCAATCCCAACCTGGGACCAGGTCAACCCCGGAATATAATTTATGGTATTGTACGGGGCGGTCTTCCGACCGCCTCGTATTTATTGGAGGTAGTTATGCCACGAGGACCAGACGGAGCGCCACAGATTCGACGACTGCAGACCAATAATTTTGTACAGGTCACCGCCAGTATGGACCGGGAGGCATTAGAGGCGCTGGACGCGCTCGTCGCTCGTCTGGGGCGGGCCGACCGCACGCGCCTGACCGTATCGTCTGCGATTCGACGGGCCGTCGTATATATGGAGCGGTCGACACGGGACGGTGACGCATGAGGCTAGAAGATCTCTACGGCGAGCGTCGGTGGGTGTGCTACGGCACCGACAAAATCCCCGTCGACCCGATCACCGGTCGGTACGCATCGACCACCAACCCCAGCACCTGGGGAACGCACGACCAGGCAACCGCCACCATGCTCCGTCGCGGTCTTGCGGGTGTCGGTGTCGTATTGACGGGCGACGGTATCGTCGGCATCGACCTGGACGACTGCATCAAACCGACGGACGGTGCAGACGGCACCGAATACACCGCAATGCCCTACGCACGCTATTTAATGGGTCTTGCGCCATCGTACGCGGAACTGTCACCCTCGGGCACCGGTGTGCATATATTGGGTCTGGCAACGATACCCAGGGCAATTAAAACACACCTGAACGGGATTGGGGTCGAGGTGTACGACCGGGCCCGATACCTGACCGTTACCGAACAACCCGTCGACGGGCACGACGTCGCCATGGTCAACATTCAACACATCGTCGACGCCATCGCGGACGATATCGAGGAACTGGCCAAACCGAAGCCGACAGTACACCACGACGCACCCGTCGGGACGACTGACCGGTGGATCGAAACCATCGTACAACGCCGCATCGAGGCAGCCGTCGAGATGGTGACCGCGGCACCCGACGGGACGCGTCACAACACCCGACTCCGTGCCGCTCGTCTGATTGGCGGGTACCTGGAGGCGGCACAGCGGGAGGGCGTGACGGTCCTGACCGACGACGAGGCGATCCGCACCCTGATGGAGGCACGGCCGCCCAGCCAGGGCTCGCAACGATCCGAACGACGCGCCATCGAGGCGGGCATCGCATACGGTCGAAGTGCACCCGTCGAACTACCCAAGCCGTCGGCACCAACACCCAAGACCAGGCGCACCGTCGCCAAGACTGCACCGGTCGAGGATGTCGCACCCGTCGACGAGCCGACGACCGACGACGAGGATGATACCCACCTGACCGACCTGGGGAACGGCAAACGATTGGTGGCCGCGTGCGGCGATCGGCTATGCTATGTTAGTGAATGGAAGCAATGGCTCGTATGGGATGGCACCCGGTGGGCACGGGGTGACGACGCCGGGGTGGTCAAATTAGCGCACGCCGTCGTCTTAGGGATATACAAAACCCTCGCCGACCTCCCGACCCTGGAATTACGCGAGAAGGCGTTCAAATGGGCGCAAGCGTCCGAGTCTGCGATGCGCATCGATGCCATGATAAAAAGCGCTCGGCCCTACCTGACCCGCAGACCCGGCGAGTTCGATACGCACCCGCACCTATTGAACACCGCGAACTGCACCGTCGACCTGCGCACCATGGCGACGCACGCGCACGACCCAGCCGACATGCTGACCCGTGTCGTGCCGGTTCCGTACATCGACGTCCCAATGTCGCCCCGCTGGGTGTCGTTCCTGCGGACCATATTCCAGGAGGACGACGAATTAACAGACTATGTGCAGCGGGCCGTCGGCTACACCCTGACCGGTCAGACCGACGAACACTGTCTATTTTTCTGTTACGGCGACGGTGCCAACGGGAAATCGACATTTATGAGGGCGCTGGAATTAATCGCCGGGGAATATTCCGCGATCGCCAGCGTCGAGGCTTTGCTCGAAAAACGGGGCGACGGGGACGGTGCGACACCCACTATCGCCGGGCTCGTTGGCAAGCGTCTCGCCATGGCGCAAGAAATGCCCGACGGAAAACGATTTGACGAGTCCCTGATTAAATCCATCACCGGCGGCGACGCCATCACCGCACGCGTCCTGTATGGTTCGCCATTCACATTCCGACCGTCGCACACCCTATGGATAACCGGCAACCATAAACCCCGCATCGTCAGCACTGACGTCGGCATCTGGCGACGAATTCGGATCGTCCCGTTCACTGCAAGCATTCCCGCAGACGCTCGTCGCGATTCGCGGGAGTTCGATGCGCAATTCCTCGAGGACGCGTCGGCAATCCTGCAGTGGGCGGTCTTGGGCGCGTTCCTGTGGTATGAAAACGGAATCGGCACGTGTGCAGCCGTCGACGCGGCAACCCGCGAATACCGCGGCGAGGAGGACCTGGTCGCGCGATTCGTCCAGACCGTGTGCACCGTCGGGCCAGCAATGACCGTACGAAAAGACCGATTATACGCGGCATGGCGAGAGTGGGCGGAGGACGAGGGCGAGCGCAGCGCCACGTACAAATCGCAGCGCTGGCTTATTCAGCAATTGGTCATGAGGAAATTGGCCGGGTACGATCGACTGAACGTTCGGGGTCTCGGAATTACGGACGATGCGCATCCGGACGCCGACGAGCGACGACACACACGGGGGCAGATGCGGCGTGCCGAGATATGATGATATGCAATAACGCAATAAATAGGGTCCGTTTTAAGTAACTTTCCCTATATTTTACTTACGTATACACATTTTCGGAAAAAGGGGGTTATTTAATGCGTTATTGCATACCGACAGAATGGGGGACAGTATGACCGATGACCTGTTCGCAGATAAAAACGAACCGATACGCCACCCTATCAAAAAAATGTGCCTCGCGTGCCGGGAGGAGGTGCGCGTTGGGGTGTGGGTGTGCGCGCACTGTCGGGTCGACCTCGCCGATACGCTGACCGGGATGAACCGCGAGGTGCGGGGACTCGAGGCGGGCTGGCGGGCCCTGCTCGCCGGGTCCGATGATGACACCCAGGCCCGGTTCGTCGCACTGATGGCGGCCGCGTCTGATGCGTACGCACCTGGCGAGAATCGGCACCGGGCGTCGATGATTCTACGATTTAAAAAACGGATCGGGGCGACGATTAACCGACGGGACGGTCTGTCGAAAGTCGCCGGGGCCTGGTCCGCGTGGAATGACCGCACGCACGACCTGCAGACCGTCATGATGTTCACAGCGTTCCGGAGCGAGGGGGTGGAGCCGTGAGTAAATATACGCCACGGTTCCGCCAGCAGCGCGACAGCAACCATGAGACAATCGCGGAGGCACTGCAGTACCACGGGTGCATCGTCGCGGACCTGGCCGAGGCTGGCGGCGGGGTGCCCGATCTGTTGGTCGGGTATCGCGGTATAATTTTTTTGGTTGAGGTCAAAAGCCCGGTCGGCGTGCTCAGCCCTAAGCAACGCTCTTTTTTCGATTCGTGGATCGAGTACCCCGCGCTCGTACTGCGCAGTGTCGACGATGTTCGGCACGTGATGGAGGTACTCCGGGATGCGTACGATATTACGGCAATTGATTGGTCGGTATTGGTACCGCGTGGACGTCGGCGATAGTGGGCGGTGGATGTTCGTCCGCGAGAAGGGCGACGACGAGGACGACGAGGTCGTGACGCGTGGTAGCATGCGCAACCCAACCCGGGCCCGCGTCCTCGAGACGATACGCGACGAGCTGGCAGCGATAGTCGAGGAACTGGGCAACATTTAAATTGACACGCTATACTACAATTGGTATACTACGGTCGGCAACATTATCTGAGGAGTTAGGCAATGTTTGAATCGAATGACGGACGGCAATTTTTGTACAGCGATCAAATGGTGTTGATCGGGAAGCCCGACATCGTCGGGTATGGTTCCGCGGAATTCTATCTGCGGGAAATATCGCGATCGGTCGCGAATAAATTGATTTTGGAAAATCACTACAGTCACAAAATCACCAACCACAGCCGCATACACCTCGGCGTGTATATGTCTGGGGTCCTGGTCGGGGCGTTGCAATTCGGGTATGCTATGAACCCCGCGTCGGGCGCGAACATCGTCCCCGGCACGGCGAACGACGGCTACCTGGAATTAAACCGCATGTGGTTGGATGACGTGGCGCCACGTAACAGCGAATCGATGGCAATATCCTACGCCATCAAATACATCAAAAAACGGGAGCCACAGGTGAAATGGATTCAATCATTCGCCGACGAGCGATGCGGTAAAAACGGGATCGTATACCAGGCCGCTAATTTTCAGTACTACGGGGAGCATTCGTCGATATTTTGGACCCTCGACGGGGTCGTATATCACAATATCATTATGACCCGACGCGCGGAACTGACGCCCGAATGTCGCCATCTGCAGTCAAACCGCGACCGAGCAACCTCGGAAAATTTGCGGCAATTCCGTTATTTATATTTCATCGACAAGCGTCTACAGGCTACATGCAACCTGTCACAAAAACCGTACGAGAAACATTACGATGATGAGGTGGTGGTCGATGTTTGAGTTCATAGCGGGATGCCTGGTCGGGTTCGTGCTGGCGGTGTTGGCGATCGGTGTCGGGATGGCGTCAACGATTGGGGGGCGTCGATGGAAATCATAATATTATTTTGGTACCTGACCTGTTACGGTGACGAATGCCACCTGCAGCCGTTCACCCTGACCCGCGAGGCGGCCGCGATCGTGGCGTGCGAATCCGGGGACGGGCTGAACTTTGGGACGTACAGCCTCTACGCCCGCAGCGCCACCAGCGACGGCGGACTATTCCAATTCAACGACGCAACATACAAGCTGTTACGCGGTCGGACCCACGCCGAGATGGACACCCCGACGGACCAATACACGACGTTCCGCGAACTATGGAACGGCGGGCGAGGGTGGCGGCACTGGCGATCGAGTCAACCGTGCTGGTCGCAATGGATGCGCATCAACGACGAAGGGGTGGCGGTATGGACCCGGTGAGCGACCAGGCCCGAGCGCACGCGATCGTCGACGCACACAAGACCGCGACGCACATCGACGAGCAACAGCTGGAATTCTCGCGGGTGCTCCTGCAGATGCGAGCGCTATACCTACGCAAGAATGCAGCGTACGGGAACGGGGCGATCGGGTCGACTGGCCTGTACGGTATCGCGGTCCGGATGAGCGACAAGGTCCACCGGCTCCTGACCCTGACCCGGTCGGCCAGCGCTGACCCTGGTGACGAGTCGATCACGGACACGCTCCTCGACCTGGCGGTGTATGCGGTGATCGGGGTGGTGTATTTACGGGGAAAGTGGGGGAATGATGATACTGAATGACCGCGAGATCACAACACTGGCGCATGAGCTGGGGAGGATCGCACCGTTC